ATCATTGGTTTGACATCTTTTTCGAGTTCCTTAATTATAGGGCTATCATAGCTATCAAACACTTTCATACTATCGTTATTAATATTAATCAACAATGTGGCATGATTATCTTGTATACCAAGAGGTCTATAATACCTGCCTTTCTCATTTATATACCAAGCTGGAACAGAAATCATAAGAGGTGAACATTTAAGAGCGATGTCTAAATGTTCGACATCAACATATTCATGCTTGAATTCATATTTATCATTAAATTCTTTGGCAAGTTCATACAATTTTGGTGATACTGGTTTATAGAAATCATCAAATGATTTTATATCCTTATTAAATGGCCACAAATCTTGTGATACTACACCAATTTTTCTTAGGAATTCACATACCACCTGTGGCGAGTTGCCACCCTCTTTAGTTCCTGACACTGAAGCCAAGAAACGATCTGAAAAATTCTCCTCAATTCCATACTGATATCGTATTAATATTTCAATAGCATTGAGTAGTGAAAAACTTACGCAAGCAAATGGCTCTATTCCGTTCAAGTTTTGTACCTCCGTTGTTGGCAAATAATTCTCCCAGTTGCCACTATTATTTATTACCTCAATTGAAACAGGTGATGAACCGAAGATATAATCCTCTGGTTTAATCGGATCTATTTTAAGACCATAATTTCTCATGGTTGCAAATTATTGGCTACAAGCAATTTAACTATATTTTTATCCATACGATCTAGTTTCAAAGTTAATGATTTTATTTCATCTGCTTGTGTTATCTGATCATGTTTTAACACTTCTACATCTTTATTAATCGAAGCTATAGCAATTTGTGATTGCTGTGGTGATGATAAAAGATAATTACCCAACCATGAGGCGACAAATGATACTACAGCTACGATTGCAACAGGTATTACTTGCACTTGTTTCGTCATTTATTAATTAATATTCCTAAGAGCGTCTACGACTTTTGGCTCGTTGAATTTTGATAATTTTGCGAGTACTTCGTTTCTTTTTACTAAAGAACTATCGATCATCTTTTGAAAATTTACTATCTCATCATTGATCATTTTTAATTCTGCATTTAATTGGTTACGATCATAGACTATAGTCTGTGGTACTAATACTTCTTCCTCGATCCTATCCTCTGAAATAAATTTAAATGTTTCTTTTTCCATAATGATTTTATTAATTAATAATTTTAATAATTATTGAGCTTCACCTATATAGATAAAGTTCAAGTTGGAATACTCTGTTGTTATAGTCACAGCTGAACCGTTATCATGTCTATACCGAACATCGAATACTGATGTTGATGTTGCTGTCACTATTCCTACAAATGGGATAGTTTCAATTGCACCTGCTGGCAAATATGTTGATCCATGAACTTGTCCTTGTTCAACACCATCTCTAAAAACGGTTGCTTTTAATACAATATTTGGCGTAGCCGAAGTAACTGAAATTTGTCCTGTAACCAAATATTTACCTGCCTTTGTTATTGTTATATTCGAATTTGTCGGAGAAGGGTTACAGTATCGTGATTTAGTTAAAGTACTTGAAGCAAAATCGGTTGATTTAGTATATGTCGTTCCGCTAGGAATAGATTGCGTAGCTGTCGAGTCAGCTACATATATTTCACAATATATACCGTACTTAGTATCATTTATTCCGTAAGTATCGATGTTAAAAGCCGATCTAGCCGATGTCGTTGCTACAGTAAAACCAGTATTAATTGTCGTTGAAGCATTTATTGCTAAAGTCTGTTTGGTTTCATCAGTATCCATGACACCATACATTAATGACTTTGTTCTATCGCCAGTTATATTTGTTCTATCAATAGAGTTTACATAAAATCGCTGGTTGGCAGTTTCATATTTACCAGCGTATGAACCGATAGCGATACTTTTATCTGATGATGTAGCAGTATAAAGTGATTGTACTCCCATGGCCACATTATATTCACCGTCTGTATTGTAAAACATAGCTTGAGTACCGAAAGCGGAGTTTAAGTCTCCGGTAGTATCAGAATATAATGTCTGATAACCGAAAGCATTATTTTGAGAACCGTCAGTAGCGTTATATAATGCTTGATAACCAACAGCATTATTTAATCCGGCAGAAGTGACAGAATAAAGTGCCGATGATCCTATTCCCACATTGTTTGAACCTGTCATTCCACTAGCACCCCTCAAAGTATTAAAGCCAATTCCGATATTTTGCGAACCATTTACATTGTACCCAGAACCATCACCAATAAATGTATTTAGATATCCGTCAGTTAAATTATACAAAGTACTGTATCCAATGGCTACATTGTCATATCCTGATGTTAAATTATACAGTGATGAATTACCGATAGAAGTATTGTATGTACCAGTTAGGTTAGATGTTTGTGAATACCCTCCGATAGCAGTGTTATATGATGAGTTTCTTAAGTTGGTTAAAGCCAAATATCCAATTGCCAAGTTTGCGTCACCGATAGTCAATTCTTTCAATGCTTGTGAACCAATTGCCAAGTTATTATTTGCTGACATTGCCGAGTATAACGCTTCATTTCCATACGCAAGATTATCAGTACCATCATAGTTGTGCAAAAAACTAAGTCTACCAAATGCTAGGTTGTTTTCTCCTTGTCTACCTATGGTTATTCCTGCACCAATATCATTAACACCGCCTTGTTCATTATAATTTATTGATATATCCGCTGGATAACCATTTTCTAAATGTTTAAGAGATACATTATCTAAATATTCGGCATAATCTGCTACGATAGAATAATCAAATGATACTTCACCAGTTGACGCACCACTTACAGGAGCAACAAAATAACAAACCATAGACGGTTGACAATACATATTAGATCCGTCAATAGAAACATTCATCGTACCACTATTCATCGCAGTAAAATCATAATAGAGAGCATAGGCTTCTCCATCAATAACAGTACCAGTCAAATTAGTTAAACTTCCTGAAGCGTCTGACCCAGCAGAATATAGTTCCAAATCTGGAGTACCAAATGCTTGAACAGAATTATCCCAATATGAATTTGAACCACTATCAGTCCACCCTGTTATATCGGTATCAAAAGTTCCATTAGTTATCATTTCAGTACCTAAGGTTGTTGTTTTAGACGATGAAGCCATTACAGTCATGTCACCAAAAATATTCAAGGTACTACCACCTACAGTACCCTCAAGACCTCTACCAATTCCTACTGTACTATTATCTCTTACCCAAAAATCAATATTGCCATCACGATCATGACTTTTTATCTGAAATGTAGGACTTAGTCTGTCCATAGTTTCTGCGGTAGTGCTACCAAAAATAAACAGTCTTTCAGTTGTTAAATCCTCATATCCGGGCATATAAGCAGTATCAACCCCTATAGCAACAGGACTTTGAAATTGTGACCACTTAGAACCATTGACCCACAGATTGCCCTCCAAGACATTTCTCTTAGTTGAAGTAGCAACAAAATATGAAGCCATCAATGGATCAGTTGAAGTCACTAAACCTACACCAGAAACAGGTGACCATGATGATTTTGAACCATCAGTAGTCAAATAATATCCATTAACTGGATTAGTACCTACTTGTTTTGAAGTAAATACATTTGGATCAGCACCATTTGCTACCTTACAAACTGATAATCCAATAATTAAAAACAAAAGTATTTTTTTCATCATATTATAAGAAAACCATTTATGACAGTATCACTTTCTGGTGTCCATGCCTTACATGATAATGTCTTGCCTATAATTTCTATCTGTTCACCAATTTGTAAATGTTGCCCTTGATAATATGCCCATATAGCATACCCCTTAGCACCAGGGACTTGTGGTAATGAAAAGGTTGATGTCATACCGTCACCATTAAAGCTAAATGTGACCATTCTCAATTGTCTACCACCACTTATCGTACCTTGTACCCTTTCACGAATTTCATTGAGTTCATTTACTAGTCCCTTAATTGCTTTTTTATCTAGCTTTCTGTTTTCCTCTTGAATCGACTCTAACTTGGATACAATTTCATCAGGAGTGTCCTTGAGAGCTTTTTCTTTTACTATTTCAGTAATAATAGGTTTCTCTACTATTGTTTCAATTTTTTCTATAACCTTTTCAATCGTAGGAACTTTAATTGACTTTAATATATCCTCTTTATCCTTTTCTGTTAGTGAATAACTATCCCCCTTTTCTCCCTTTAATCTTTCCATAAAATATGGCATACCTGATAACAGTTTTGCCACTTCTTCGGGATCAGCACTATCGCCTTTTTCACCGTCTTTACCGTCTTTACCTTTTACCTGTTCAAGAATTGAATTGAAGTCTGGTTTATATGTTTCAATCAGTTCTTTTACTGTTTCTTCAGTTTCCTCAAGTTTTTCCTCAATTTCCAATAGATACTCCAAAATAGCCAATTCGCCATTTTCTACTATTTTTGACAACTTATTTATTTTTTTCTGTTGTTGTGGCGTTAAGTTTTCCATTTTTTTTAATTAATGCTATTATTCTTTATATGGGAATATTATTTTTTATTCTTTTTATTATTATAGTAGCTATTTTTGCTTGGCGTTCTTAAAATCATTGGCGATTTATAATTTGTGCTGGTGGTTCTATTGTTGATTGCCCTCTTAATTCAATGGGGATATTTACCTGTTTTACAGGACTTGTTCCTTCTGTAAGTTGTAATGGAGTGCCACTTGGCCATACTTTTCTAAAAGCATTTTCAATCGTTGGTTGATAAACAGGTGTTATAAGTTCATTAACTGGTTTACCAATATTTAGCATTTCTGCTACTTTTGCTTGAACAGCACGACTAGAAAAGAATTTTTTAGTTAAAAATCCTGCTACTGCCTCCGGAGATCCTCCAGCTAATACAATCCAATCGGTAAGACCAATATTATTTAAGGCACTTTGTCCAATTGTTTTTTTACCCAATTCATTAATAATAAATTTGGATAATTGTGTTTGTCTATTTATATCAGCAATATTCTTAAAACCTAAATCTCCAGCTTTTTTGACCTGCCAATCATGTATAGCTTTATCTATATATGTTGCTTTTTCGACTGCTGGAGCATTTATTTGTGCGCCGACCCCCTTATAACCAAGTTTTACTTCTCTTTCAAATAATCCTTTTGCCTGATTTATTTCATTCATTGTAAGACCACCAGCATTATATTTTTTAATTAAATCTTGTACTTGACCCTTAAATGGAGCTGAAACATTATCAGAAGAAACAATGCTAACTTTTTTATTAAGTTCAGTAAGAGCGTCAGCAATAGAACCATCTTTATAAACTCCAGGAAGTTGTGCCAACTGTTCATCAACCATTTTTTTTGATTGTACAAACTTTTGTGATTCTTTCAAAATGATTTTATCCGGAGCACCATAATTTCCAGTATCAACCAAATATTGTCCTATATTTTTTCCAGATAATCTTTTAAATTCATTTAATTTAGTTGGATCTAATCTAGCCACACGATTCATTATGCTAGCTGGAGTATCCTCTATTGTTTTTTTAACTGCTGTTTCTGTACTAGAAATTAATGGTTTTATTGATTTTTCTGCTATTTTTTCTCCCTTAGATAATACTTGTTCTACACCTGTCTTTATAGCAGTTTCAGAAAGTTTTTTACCTCCACCAACGGTAGCAACATCAGTAGCAAGAGAAACTAAACCAAGAGCTGAATCAACATTTCTTTTTGTTCTTTCATCAAGTGAATTATATTTCTCAATAACACCTTTGACTAAATCAGTATTAACAACTGGCTCAAGAGCAGAACCTAAACCAGTCTTTATAGCTGTTTCTGCACTTTGAGGTAATACTGCTTTAACTCCACCCTTTATAACTGATCCAAAAATATCTGAAATAAATCCAGCTGTTTGTCCTCCTGTTTGGAATATAGTTTCTGGAATACTTTGTTTGCCCTCAAGTAATGCTTTTACACCTGAAGAAAAACTACCTAATCTATTTTGAGCGGAACTGGCTATATCAGTGCCTATTTGTGCTATATCTTCACCAGTTTCTTGCAAAAAAGATGGCTCAACATTATTTTGTTCTTTATCAAAAAGTGATACAGCATGTTCTCCATAAGTATTTTTGAATTGTTCTGATGATATTGTTTTCATTTTATTTGTGTATAAGTTCCATCACTATTTTTTGTCCAGACAGAACCATCTGCTTGTAATTGAGCATTAATATCCATTGGATCACCACCTTTTATAATATAATCAAGTTTTGCATAATTATTAATTTTATCTAATTCCTTTCTCATATTTTCCTCTGTTGTATTGTATCCGATAACCTGGCCATTACTATCTTTAATTGCCCATGTACCAATTTTTGTCGCAGCAGAAGCCAAAACATTTAATTCCTGATCAGACAAAGCGCCAAAGGTTGCACCACGAGATTTTGCTTGTATTAAAGTATCAAGATTTAGATTAGATCTAAGTTGTTCAACTCCAGCAATAAAGTTTTGATATTCTCCAGTAAGTCTTTGTTTTGCACCAATTAGAGCTTGTGGAGCACCAACTCCTGTCAATAATTTACCAGTATTTCTCATAAATCCAGGCTGTGATCTTGATAGTGGTGATGTACCAACCGCACTTGACGCCATATTTTGTGATAATTGAGTTATGTTTTCAATATTATCTCGTGCTTGTGCTTGTGATAATAAATTAGTACCACTGGCAGTTGCACCTACATCTGTACCTGTTGGAGTTATCCATCTTCCAGTTGTAGAATCCCATTGCATTTCAACACCATTAATTTTTTGTATCGTAGGCGCTTTACCACTTGTTCCCAAAGCACCAATTTGTCCTAATTTATATCTATCTTCAATACTTATTCCATAATTTCCTGCCAATTTTATTTTATCTTCTGTTGTTGTTGCCCTTGAAACAGCGTCTTTTATTGACTGTGGAGCACCATTTAGTGCCATATTCTTTTGCAACTCTATATTGGTATCATTTAATTGTTTTAATTCATTCTCTTTTCTTTGGATAGCAAATTCTCTATCTTTTGCCATTAATTCGAATTGTCTTTGTTCGGCTTTTGTGAAAAATTCCTTATTATCATTATAAGTTGCCAAAAATCTATCGTAGTCCATTTTATCTTGTTCCATTTGAACAGCTACTTTTCTATCGGCAATTGATTTAGCTGAATCATAATCACCTTGTGCCATTAATTTGTCTATATATAAATCTGCTTTTGCTGTTGTAGCATTTCTATTAATGGCATTAATAGAATCTTGCATTCCTGATGTCGTACCTCTAAATGTACTTCTTAATTGCTTAATTTGTTCATTAGTACTTATATCAATAGCATTAATTTGATTATTTATATTCCTTAACTTTCTCGAAGTTTCATCAACTGTTGTTCCAAGTAAATTTCTTTCAGTATAAGCAGTATCGGTTAAGGCAGTTTCGCCTTTTCTCATACCAAGAAAATCAAGTAAATTTTTCTTTGATTTTTCTGTCTCTGTTTGCCTTTTTTGCGTTTCTAATTTTTGCTGTTTCAACAATTCATCTTCTGCATTCATTTGTTGAACAGAAGAATTTGATAGACTTGTTATTTCTGATCCAAGACCAATTGCTGTCGTTGGTGTATTTGCTACTGGCAATGTCATCTTCTCTGCTGTAGTTCCAAGAGTTTGTGTTGAAATAGTATCTGGTACTACTGGTTTAGGAGTTGTAGCAACTGTAGTTGTTTCTGGTGTTGCCACTGGAGCAGGAGTAGTGACAGTTTCTACTGGTTGAGATGATGTTTCATTATTTTGATTCAATAGTGAGCTTGAAATACTTGGTGTTGTACTCGATATATTGAATTGCAAATTATCTTTAGTATTAAACATTTGATTATATTATACCATTAATTCTTTATTTTTATTAATTAAAGCGAGTTCAAATAACTCATCATCACCAGTAAATTCCATATAACATTTTATTTGTATTCTTTCAGAAGATAATCCTACTGGGATTATCGAAGATTCATTTGTCTGATTAGAAACATCAGACAATTTTATCCATTTCTGAACCCTTACCTTTGATGTACCTGTTGTTATTCCATCAACAGCAGAATCAATGTCAACAATATATGTATTGCTATCACCCTCTTGTAAAGTAGTAATATGTGCACATTTCCCTGAACCCAAACCAGATAATATTTCTATCTCATCACCTATAGAATATGCTGACAAATCAGTAGAGGTCGTAAATGATGTGTTATTAATCCAATTTGCTGTCATTTCTGTTGAGTCTGTTTCTCTGATCCTAATTTTTATCGTAATTTTATCAGTTGCTGACAATAACTGTTTGTATTTCAAAACTATTTTATTCCAAGTATCTTTGACTTGTTCAGAATTAATAAATTGAGTGACAAAATATCCGACTTTTTTACCCTCTGGCACAAAACTATTGTATGGAAATGGGGAAGCCAAAAATATTCCATTAGCTGTCGTTGTAGCATTTTTATAATATGAAGCACCGCATAAAATTTCACTTCTTCCGTTTGATGATGTTGTCTGAATATTTCCTACTTTGAGAGCGCCGACACTCGCCAACCTATTTTGGCCATAATCTGTTAGTGTAGATGATGTAATACCTAAAAATGAAAGCGGATGTTTATGATATAAACCATGGGTATCAGAATATGCCCAAATACCAGACGGTATTTGTTCTATTACAGTTGCCGATGAATCTGACATCGCATTATTAATCAACATCAATATTTCTCCGTCTTTACTTATATCAATCCCATTTGGGTGAATAAAACGAGAATCAGTACCTAGTGTTGAGGTAGCATTATTTAATAAATATTTATCAATAGGAAACGAATTTATTTTTTGAAAAGAATAACCAGTAAACTTTAATATATTTCCATTGCTATCAATAGCATACGGAACATCATTTTTTACTATTAAAGCCAAAACTCCATGAGCGTCTACCTTATATTCATTACTTATAGTACTTGATTGACCATCCCATTCGAGTATAGAAGCTCTCATTGATGAATCATCAGAACCTGAAGCTATATTTGATGGGTGTAATGTGGCAATCCAAATAGCTCTACTAGATGAGGCAATTGTTGTGATGATACCAAGAGAAGAACCGATATCGAGATAACCATCTGGACTGGCGTCTGTTGTTAAACCACCTGACCACCCAGCTTCTGCTGAACGAATTTTTGTAGAATTATCAACAACATATAATTTATCAAACTTCTTAAAGTATGCCATTTTGTGTAATCCCTCAGCACTTAATGTCACACCTCTATCTGTCCATGCTCCAGTTCCAGAACCGTTTGCTACCTTTGTATATATCTTATTACTCTTGGACACCACCAGTTCACCATTAAATTGGATCATATCAGAATATGCTACCGATAGACCTGTTGGAACTCCTGCTGATAAGGTGTCTTCTGTAAATGATGAAGTAAAATTATTTTGACCATTCTTAAATACTTTTGTTCCAGCAAGACAAAACATTCTTAAATCAAAGTTAGCAATAGCATAAGGCAATCCAAGATTTGTTTCAGAATCTGAACTTGTATTTATTTTCATCTTTGAACCAAGTCTTATAGCACCTAAATTGCTGTTCAAGTCAATTCCAAAAGATGACCATAAATCACCAAGAAAGTTTCCTGAATTTAATTGAGTCAATGTTTTTGTTTGTCTATTTGGATATGTAATCATAGAAAAAATATAGGAATATAAATTGGCGTTCCTTGATAATTTTTACTCTTAACCTTTAGAAACTTTGTAGGAAAAGCAGGAATTGATATTGTCTGCTCTTCTCCTGTTAATCCTATTTCATCAATAAATCCATGACCTGCTATTTCTGCTCCTGACGGAGCGTCTTCTGGATTAAAAGTGGTTAAAAAATCCCTACCCTCTAATGCACCAGATATTTCGTATGGAATCGATGAAGTTTCTTTCAACTGTGAAATTTCTTTTTGCAAATCCATTACTTGTTTTTCAAGTTTTGCTATTCTATTTTGATTTTCATTATTCATGATTTTGATTCATTTTCCCATGATGGAACATTTTTTGTATCATTTACCCAACCAAATTTTGTCACTTGGCTATCAGACTGATTAATAGTATCTGATACTGATAACGTTGTTGTCTTATTCATACTATACGCATCATCTTGATACATAGTATCTGATACTGATACAGTTATCGGAAGTGGTTCAAAGGTTATAACTATCAGTCCGTCTTTACCTACACCATTTGATCCGCCAATACCAGCACCACCTCCACCACCACCATATAAACCGCCATTACCAGCACTTAGACCACTAGGATAAGCACCACCACCACCACCACCACCTGAACCTACAGTTGTCCATTCAACCCCATCACCACCAGCAGTTCCATCTACGCCACCTGTAGCACCTGTGCCACCTGTACCACCAAGACCAGCATCTCCTGAACCACCATTAGCACCCTGACCTGCTGATGTTGGTGATGAACCATTATTTCCATTTCCATTTAATCCACCTGCGCCACCTCCACCACCTCCACTAGCATAACTTGTACTACCTCCATTACCACCAGAATATTTTGTGTCACCAATACCATCAGAAGCTTGACCACCCTGACCGCCAGCATATGGTGGGCCACTAAGTGACCCTGTTGCACCACCCTTTGCACCAACTATTGATGAAGCATAATCAGCGCCACCAAACCAAGTATCACCACCATTATTTCCTCCACCACCTCCAGCTCCTATTCCAATATTTATAGTAGCACCTAGAGTCAAAATGACATTTGTCTTTTTTGAATATCCACCACCACCTCCGCCGCCACCACCACCACCACCTCCTCCTCGATTACCACCACCGCCAGCACCAATTACCTCAATTGAGTTATTTGAATTATTCCAACTATATGGAACACTCCATGTGCTTCCTGATGTTAAGATAATTTTACGAGACATTTTATGAAATTACTCCGAAGATTATTTTATAAGTTGCTACCAAAGTATCTCCTGAAACAAGAGCTCTACTACCAGTGACTTTTCTACCTGCCATTACTCCGGTTGAAGCGCTGTTAAACACTCCTATTTCTTCAATAGTTTTTGAAGCACTAGCTGTCCATGTGTAGTCAAGTTGTAGAGTATCATTTGTCTGTGTTGTCGTACTTCTTGTCACTGTAGCCGAATGTCTTGCAAGACCGCTATCAACTATTTCGGCCAGTAATGCTGTTTGTGAAGCCAAAGCAGGAGTCGAATCTGTACCTACTGCTAAATATGTGAAAGCAGTTTGTGAACCAACATTTCCTGCTAACCCTGAAAAGACAGCAAGAGAAGCGTTTGTAATAGCATTTTGCATAAAGCCAGTATCATCTTTTATATTACCGTCTTTATCTTTTATTACTAACCTGACCATTCCTTTTATTTTTATATCCATATTTTTATATATATAATATTTTTTTATTAGTAATTTGTTTCTTTACATCTCTTTCCCTTGAACCAAAAAATTCTTGTATTTTTCCTTTTATACGCAGTCTTTCGCTACCCTCCAAATCTATTATTTCCTTTTCTAATTGTGCCAAATTGGCATGGTTATTAATTCTTGCGTATTCATAAGCAGGTTTGAGATACATATATTCTGGATATACAGGAACTCCAATAACTTTTGTAGTATCAGAAGTTGTAAAATATGAACCAGCACGATTAATTACAATTTTTATACCTTTTGAAACTGTGTAGTCTGGTATTACATCAAAAAGAATTGAGTTGCCTAATTTTGCGTATCTACTAGGTGTTCCTGTAGTTGAATCTGTCAATATTCCATTAATATCAGTATTCAATTCATCAACTGGAGATATTGGAGTGTACTCAGTAGCAGTTGCTGATGTTTTTATCAAAACCTTTGACACATCAAATATGCGATTATTATTTTCATCTGTAGTAAAAACATAATCTCTTTTACCTGATTCTATTGTTGTCGAAATAATCTGGAAATCAGAATGATTGATATCATCGCCTTGCCATGTACCAGCACTTTTTGCCCACAATAATAAATAATTATCCAAGGCCATGTTAGACCGAGCAATGAATTCAGCTAATAGTTCGCTATTACCTGAAACATCTCCATATCTAAATCCCAATTCCTTTTCATAAAACTGGACTATCCCATTTTTTGTTGTTGTGTTTGATACTTGAAGCATGTTTTTATTGTTAATTTACTCATCTTAACCACCTAATAAGGTGGCTAAGTGAATCAACTAAGCTACATTCACATCAAAGACAAGTCCTTTATGTGCTGTTGGCGTAAGATGTCCAATGTCTACTCGGCTATAGAATGCCTGACCTGAAAGGAAGTTATTTTCCGAGCTGGCTGGGAAATCAATAACATGTGAGCGACCATATGTACCTCTTAGGATACCAAGTCCTTGGATCCTCTTTACACCTGCAAACAAGTGACCAGATGTGTGGTTGTTTGACCAATAGTGATCAACTCCAAGGTATCTGAAGCCCTCAACAGTTCCCTCTTTCAATGCCTTATCGGCAGTAGTGAAACCATTAGCTTGTACGAATGCTTCGAGGATTTCAAAATCCGCAGCGCGCCATACAATTCCGACTCCGTTAGTCATCATCATTGTCTGACCATTAGCTTCTCTGATCTCTCTCTTAATACCTCTTATAATGTCATCAATGTTGCTTGCTGAAACTGTAATATTTCCAGCAGAACCACCAATAGAAGCATTATCAAAGTCTGTCCATGAAGCATGCTGTGCGAGAACACCTGACTCAATGTATTCATTGAGCAATGAACCAATTCTATCGAACAATTCGGCTGGCTTTGTCCAAGGAGATTGAGCCAAGTCTGCCCAGTCTACGAACAAACCAATATCACGACCTGTCGAAATAGTCATGGTTTCAGCAGTTTCCTCAAACAACTGAAGATCATGTCCTGTTCCTCTTGTAACTGTTTGAACAGACGGAGAAGTAGACATGTATGATGATGAAATAACTCTTGTATCAGTTATTGTGACATCACACATCTCTTTCCAAGTCTGTGGTGCGTCTAACCTATCTTGCAACACATCTTCATACAGTGTCTTATATGTAATTACATTTACGGTATCTGTAATAAATTTCCTTAGTCCTTCATTTTTAACATTTAAATATGTTAAAGAACTTAAACTAAGTTGTTAAAATTAATAATACCGAATGATTTAATCGTTATAGAACTTTTTAGAATTCTTAGCGTTGTTCATCATCGCTCTTGCAATAGTAGCTCTTACCTTTCGGTCCGGAACATCTGATGAAGTAGGCGGTACACCTTTGGCAATCCAATATTCTGGAGTATTTTTGGCTTGAGAAGCATTACTTGAACCAGATTTAATGTTCGATATTGCCTCAAGATTACTCCTTGAATCTTGTTGTCGTTTTAACTTTACTTGGAAGTCTTCATCGAATAGAACATCTTCAATGTCCATATTCCATTTTTTAGCAAGATTTCTAGCTAAAGTTATATCATCCTCATGTGAGATATTCGCTTGTTTAAGAGCCATTTTCTCTATTCTTTCAAGTGTGCGATTATCATCCGGTGACTTACTTTGATTTTTTACGGAGTTATCTAGCGTTTCATCTTTAGACTTTTTCAAGTCTTTTAATTCACGCTTTAGTGAACCAAGTGTCTGATTCAGTTTTTCATATTCCATTTTAGGAATTGAAACTGTATCAACTTGTGTCTCACCCTCTCCTGTGTTGTTTTGAAGATCAACACTTACTTCTTGACTGTTGGTATCTGTCATAAGATTAGTGATTTTTTTAACGATAATCATAAACGCCTTTCGTTTGTTATAGTAATTGGTTTGTAGTAAACGATAACTAAAAACCGATTGCTTGTGAGCAATCGGTTGATATTCCAAGAGGAAAACTTCTACATAAACCTCTTAGAACATCGGCCGATTGCTCCAAGCATGTAGAAGTTTTTAATTGTCAAAATACTTTAGTCCGCTTCTGTGAATTCATTAAACAAAACTGAAACCTTATTCGTTGTTTGTCTGATGATTGTCAATTGACCCCAGTCAAGACCAGCTAGTACCAAGTCACCACCTGTAGCTTCTACAAATTGGAGATCAAGATTAGTATCAACCGCAGCCAAAGTTATTGTTGCACCTGCTGTCGATGAAGCATTTAGTAAGTAAATTACTGCTGTATCGCCAACATTAGGAACATAAGGGAATGTCGATGTACTACTCAATGAAACTGTTGTATTCACATTTGGTGTCCACAAAATCACTGATGGCGTTGCCGAAAATTCCTTTGATGTGGTTGTAAATGTTGAAGCAGTCGATGATGTTGACATTACTCCACCATTTGTTGAACCTCTCTGGAAGAAGAACCTCTCATAGTTTACTGGATTAGTGACTGCACCAAGTTTTGGTGTTCTATAAGAATTTGAATCAATAACACCTGTTGTTTCAACACCTTGGCTTTCCTGATACATCATGACAGCATTCTGTGTCTGTTCTCCAAAATATCCCTTTTTAGCACCATTCTCAATGGCAGGAATAGGGAAACCTTGATCTATAAGAAATGTTTGCAATAAAGCAACATCAGAACCCTTTGAACCAAAAGATAATTCCTTTGCTTCAACTGTTGATACTAAACAAAAAACTGAAAATATTGCTGATAATATAATTAAACTTTTTTTCATAATTTTTTTATTATTTATTTAATCTTCGACCTTTTTTAATTTCGACCTCATCAACCTCTTCAACTTTCTCTTCTTCTTTTACATCCTGCTTGATGATTTTATCTTTCAAGCTCGGCATTCTTTTTTCAAAAATACTCATTGTTTTTAATTAATTAATAATCTCAATTCAAAGCCACGATAAAGGAACAAAGAATTGTTATTTATAAGTCACTGTGTACCTACCTACGAACGAAGCTGGAAATACCATTGAAAGACCTCTATCAAAGCCGACATCAAGAGTTAGTGTAGAACCGATAGCTGGAGAAGCTGACATTGACAACAATGTCGTTGAAGCGGTATCTGTTGTTGATGTAGCATTTCTCAATTCAAATGTTGTATTTGATGTGACACCAATAACTACTGAACCAACTACTCCTTGACCTGTCTTGAGCATTAAAATCGTACTTGAAATACTTGGCGTTGTTGTCGATTTATAAGCGTCATAACCATTAATTGAACCAAGAGAAAGAGTATTCTGATTTGAATAAATATTAATTCCTATAATTACTATAAGAGCCAATATTATTAATGACGATATTATTGTGATTACTTTTTTCATGTTGTTAATTATAACATATTTTTAATCAACTATAATCCAACTTGAACTATTTGCTTATTTTCTTGTTGAACTTTAGTTTTATTTTTTAATAAACTTTTCCATGCTTCATCAAAGTACATAATTGCCAAGCGTTCCGCAGCCAAAACATTGACTTCCATACAATTGTGCGATTTTAACAATTCCTTTTTTATTTCAGAATAAATAACCTCGACCAATGTTTCATCATTTAGAAATTTATCTATCTTTGATTGTTTAATATCGTTAAACATTTATTTGTGGTGCTTCCTGACCTGTTGTTAATTGAGCTGGTTGCAACTGTGCTTGTGCTTCCATGGTTGGAGTTTCCTGTATTTGTGAAGACATTAATGAATTAAAGTCTGAAACATTCATACCTCCGTATTCCAAAATATTATTAAACGCCTTAGACATAGCTGGTATCTGCATAGCATTTTTGAATGAATCTGGATTAGCAATTATAAACTGGAATATTGAAAGTAATTTATCACTTAATCCTGCAATATCTTTTTGTTTACCAGCGATATTGATACCAATAGTTAATTCAATATCATCAAATTCTTTTTTGAGAATTTCTATCATCTGCTTATTTCCCTTTTTAATAATTCCCTCTTTAATTGTTTTAATCAACAAATCTTGTTCATCTTGAGAAATAGCTTTACCTGTTTCCAATAATTTTTTCTTAATAATCTTATTGGTTTCATTTATGGAAATCTGCTCGGCAATCCAATTTAATTCATCCATTGAAAGATTACCAATAAACTTTTTACCTTTCAGAATTTCTTTCTTAATATCTGGAATTATAATATCTCTGTAAATTTCTTCTATGAACTTTGCTCTTTGTCCACGCCTCTTATTGTGCATTCCAGTACCTTGCGCAACCAATCTTTCTTGACCTCTAAATGTTGTACCAGATGATGACTCTTTACCCATGACAGGATCGTAAGCTGAACCGATAGCTTGAGCATGTTCATACCATGAATTAATTTCATTTTGGAATAATTGAATATTTGCTGAAGCAACATTAGGAATTTGTCTTATAGACTTATTGTCATCAACATAGGCAATCTGAAGATTATCCATTTCATTTAGATTTTGTCTTTCGGCCAATGTTCTATCATCAGTTTGCAACAATATCTTTGAAGCAGATTCAAGCAAATTAGTTTTATGGATATTCAAGAAGTTTGTCCAAATCTGATCACCTAAAATATCTTCACCAATACCCTCCCCTAATCCTCTCTGGAATACCTTTTTAGTTGTATAAAATTTGAAATTCTTATCATCAAAATCTTTCCTATAAAGAACTACTCCTTGCTTGTTTTTATTGCTATCAGTATATTCGGCAACAATTTGTATCTGATAAATATAATCTTCCATATTGTTGTCATCATTGAGGTAATGACTAGGCATGTCGCCAATAACAACATATACATCAATAGTTTTTGCTGTGCTTTTATTTTTTCTATCACCCAATGTTCCAGACTCTTTTTCAAATGACGCTAAGGTAATAAGATCATCGATAGAAATAGTCGCACCATTCTTTTCATCTCCCCAGCCATACTGCTTCATTGACATCAATTTGGTTGGTGAAAAATTATGTCTGAAACCTAAAGCACCAGACAAAATATCACTCTGATCACAAAATGCTATGGAATTTAATGGAATAACCACAGGGACTTTTACTCCCTTTTGCACCAACACGCCACCATAGTCAATATCGCTTTCTGTTATCTCATCGAATAGCAAATCAAGATTATTCTCCTTGGTATAAAAATCATCATGATATTTCTTTATCAAAAACGAAGCTACTTTATCAATTCCATTGTCGCCAGTAGCGTAGAACAAAACATCTTTGACTTCCAAATCTTCAGTCCAATAACATAAGTTTAGAATTGGCTTCATTATCTTTCTGAAAGATCTTAACCATTGATTTTCTCCAGTAAAAAATATCCCATGTTTCAAATGGTATATCATTTGAATATGTCTTCTCATATTCCAGTACCAATTATCGCCTAATGTTATCTCCTCTGTTTCATATTGGTTTTCTTGTTCTTTAATCCAAGAAAAAATATTTGGTGATTGAATCATTTTTATATAAATAATGAAGTAATATTTTTAATAGCCAAATCCTTGGTAAACCCATTCAAGTTTAACAACCTATGCATCATTACATAATTCATTAATCTTGATTTAATTTTGTCGCCATTTTTTATAGTCAAAATTGCTCTAGAAATTTTGGTATAATTTTTTATGTTTATATTAGATATTGCCTCCTCAACTGTATTTCCTGAGAAAGTAAACATTTTGCCATTGATACTTAATTCAGCTATTACAGGTATTTGTTCTCCAAGTTTTGTATTTTTATTGGTTGTTTTTTTCACAGTTTTATTCCTAGTTTTTTAATCGAAGGAAATCTCGAGCCACCTTTTGCCTGATCATATAATTGTAAATCTGAAACAGTTTGCTTTTTTGGAATACTAGCTATTTTTTTATCAACCTCTTTTGCAATTATCTTTTTTTGTTCAAGACATGAATCACAATAATATGGATCTGGCTCGTTGCTTTTATATTCTAGTGAACACTTAATACAGTTGTGAGAATATTCCTGCATATAATAATTATATCATACTTTTCCTAATCAATGTATGTGCTTCGTATTTAGTAATGCCCAAATCATACATTGATGACAATTGTTGTGCAAATAAGTCAAGGAATTGAGAATATATTTTCTCCGTAGTTCTTAATTTAATGAAATTATATTGAACTTTATATGCTTCTACTTCCTGATTTTTTCTAAATTCTTTATCAACAAGATATTTATTCCACCATGTCTCTGGATCACCATTTTGCTGTAATCTATGCACATTTTCATGAACCAAGATATGCTCCTCTAATTTATTTCCAGACGGATTATATAAATCATCACCATAGCAATAACATGCGGATTCTGGTGGATTAAAAACCTCTTTTATCTTTTCATAATTCGGTGGATAATCCTTGATTATTTTAGCCATTTGAATATTTTTTCCGAATTTTTGTATAACTTATAATTTATAGTTATCTCATCACCTGACTTTATATCAGCAAGTGCTACATCTTTATTGATGTCATAGTTTGGTTTTTCACTATGATTAATAAATGCTGTCATCTTAGTTATTGGATACAAAAAATGAGCGCCATTATAAATATTTGGCCAACTATTCAATATTAATTCCGAAACTTCTTTATCAAGTTTATTAAACATCTTATAAGGTAAATCGAAAGCATGAGGGATAACATCAGTATATAATTTTTCATCTTTTTTAATATCACGAATAGCAAATACTCCAACCCCATGAATATTTGATGGCCTCAATTTTATTTTGACAATGTCATTGAGCAAATTAATTTGGTTATTAAATTGTTGCTCAATATTTTTTTTAGAAACTTTTTTCATTTTAATTGAAATGATTTTTTATTTTTAATGATTGTCATTATTTTTTTCCACTCAAAATATTGAGATAGATTAGAAAAACCTATCTCTTTCATCTTTTTCTTTCTTTCCTCTCTCTTTAATTGACACTCATTACATTTCATATAAGAGGATGCAGTCTTATGTTTATGATCAGTCTTTAATATTTCAACTAATTTATTTTCAACTTCATCAAAGATAGCCACATCTTTTAGATACTTAGGTAATCCTTTGAATATAGGATTTGGTTTCAATTTCTTTGGTACAGTTTTTAAGTCTAGTTTTTGCATTTTATAAACCGATATTTTTTTTAACTGGTTTTGGTTTGTTCAAAACATGTGGACAACTAGCCCACCCCTCTCGGCAACACTCCGGGATAATAAAAATATTTTTACCCTCAATTATTTTTTCTTTCCCTTTTTGTTCTTCTTTGTTTTGCATGCCATATGTAATAATTATATCGCTATATTAGTTTTCTGTCTATAAGGATTTTTCCTAACAACATCTGTTGACTTATTATGCAACGAAACTATTGGATACATAACACTGTCCATAGCATGTGACCATGTGTGGTCTGGCTCACCTGTTGGATTGCCATCTCTATCTTCTTTCCATGCGTAATTTTCATAAGACTTCCAAACATTAGTACTTCTTCGTGTCACATATATTTTTTTCTGCGAAGTCACTTTTATTCGATAAGAAACACTATCAGCACCTTTTTCTGAACCCTTAACTCTTATGCCATATTTATTTTGTTCAGCAATACTTTTTGGCTCTGCACCGTCAGCAATAACCAATTCATCTCCACCTACTTCTTTTATCTTACTGGCTAAGAATTCATTAGATAATTCTGTCCCATAAGCAAGTTCATCAACAATATAGGAGCCATTCCAATAATAAAGTGCTACAACGCACGCCGGATCGGGAAACCAACCATAGTCCTCTCCAAATCTAACTAGACGAGCTTCGCTAGGGATAACGTCAATAAGTTGCCAACCTGTAAATATTTTTCCTCTAACTTCTTCTGGCGACAAACCCTCAATGACCTGCCAATAGTATGCTGGGTTAGTATACAAATATTGTTTGTATCTTTCGATAGTGTGCTTATCTAAATTAACATCATTTTGTTTCCAATTACCGCCAATATATAAAACATCTTTTATATTTTCCTTTAACTTAGGAATATAAAAACCTTGTGTATCACTAGGTATCATGTCGAACCAACGCCTTAGTATCCAGTGATTTTTCGCTGGAGTATTTAATGTCAAAATTATTTTAATATTTCCTTTAACTGTTCTTAATGTATCATCAAGTGTCCTAAATTCTTCTTCACCTATTTCTTCAGCTTCTTCTATCCAAACAATGTTATAGTTTGCCAACGATTTAAGTCTAGCTGTTAGAGAACCAGATGAAGCTCTAAAGCCATGAGCCCTCAAACTGTTTTCACCTTTTTCAATGTACATCTCATTGTCTGTAATTTTAAACAGTGGCTCTATTTTTTGTTCGATTAACCTATCTCTTATTTCTCGAAAACAAGAAGCACGAATATCAGCATGGACAGCTCTCATTATCGCCCCACGAACATAATCTTTACTCAACATCTTTGACACCAAATATCTTGAAGCTGTACCAGACCTACCATTGGCTCTACCACCCATTAAAATTACATAACGACAATTGTCGTTTTCCCATAAAGGAATATGTGATTCGTGTACCTCAAATGAAACTTTCATTTTCTGATTGATATATCAATACCAGACAATTCAATTGGCGAACCATTAGATCCACTAAGTTCAGTTCTTTGTGCAAATTCATTTTTCTTTTTTCTTTCCAAATATTTAAAAGCGTACTCTGGTTGATCTAATGATTTTACGACTGTCTGTCTAGCTTTTAGAACAGGTCGCTCACGAAGACGCTTGAAACGCTCGGATAGTTCTGGTTTTTCTTTAACCCAACGATAATAAGTATCAGGACTAATATTCGCATAATAACACGCTTCTTCTATACTCCCGTCAATAGCAAAAACCTCATCTAACTTTCTGAGAGTCTCCTCTGTCATTTTCTGCTTTATTTGCCCTTTTGCCATAATTTTTATAATTAAAACCAATAATCACCTAAATGAACTAATTTATGACATTCACAACAAAGAGTAACCCCATTTTTCTTTGAGAAGTCGGATAAAAATTATTTATTTCCTTTTCCTCGTTGCATTTTGTACAAGTCTTCTTTTTCATACATACATTTAATACATAACCATAACCTATTCAATCTATCTAACATTACTTGACCAACAACCTTTTTGCATTTATCACATGTATAACTCATTTTCTTTTTCTTGAAGCTGACATAGCAATTGCAATAATTTGTTTCCTCGATCTATTTTTACCAGATTTATATAATTCTCTAATATTTGCACTTATATTTTTCTTTCCTTTTTTTAATGGCATATATTTTTATTAAGCACATTTTTCATCTTCACAAGGATAAAACGGAACACTATCTTTGGTATCATTAAATTTTAATTCAATAACTCGTTCACTAGTATTTTTATTAACCACAAAATAATAAACTAGAAACAAAGCAACTAATGAAAAGAAAACAATAATAATTCCTTTTAAGTCAAACCTCATGGAACAATTATACTTCAAATAAAAAACAACCGCAAGTGTGTGCGGTTGCTTTTTATTAATTTCTATTAAACCTCTTTCAATTCTTGAGCTATCTGATCATAACCATTGTCATCATAGTTAGGATCATCAATTTCTTTGTATTCAATCAAATCTTCATTCAATGAAAATATATTATTATCCATATTATTTTTATTATTTATTCCAGCAATTCTTAGATGAGTACCATGGTTCAGTCCCATGAGTTTTGTACAAATACATGGCAAACATTTCATTGTCCTTTTCCTCTGACAAATTATAACCAAGTTCTGTAGCTTTCTTATTCCAGATAGAATTTATCTGATACTTACCTTGATCATAAGTCCCATTTTTATTAACATTTACGATAACCTGACCATTTTTGTAATGAGTATTACCACTCTCACATTTGGCAATCCTAGACATGACCGCAGGTATAATTTCAACAGGCACTTCCTTGATAACCTCGGCTTTAACGAAAATAGTCTCTGAATGACTCAAACCATACGAAATTGACCCATAAACTATCCAACCGAGGGAACATAGCGCTACACCTGCTAAAATCGTTCTACGGGCAATTTTACGCGTTTTAAGCACTATCCTCTGCCACTTAGTATATCTCTTACCGTCACAATTGAACGAACCTATGTACTGATTACCAAAGAACATTCTTGTTTTTTTCATAATTAGATTAATTAATTTCTAAACGATAGAAATTCGGTAGGTGTTATTATCATAACAAATAACCAACTGTATGTAAACTAGTACCTGTGGATAACTTTTTACCTGTAGTTCACAGGTACTTGTTCAACAAAATAGCGAACACCCTTAATCTCAATGTTATCTTTCATTGCCTTAGTGATCATCTGTTCGTTAGCCATATGGTATTCAATAGGGAGTTCCTTAATATCAATAACCTCAAATCTCTTGACCTCTCTAAACTGGACTAACCCACTATCAGTCGCTACTTCTTTTTCAACCTCTGATAAGTTTTCAATCTTTTTGACAGCAGTATTTATTTTTATTTTTCCCTCAATTAACTTCTTAGCAATCTTTTCTTCTTCTTCCTTTCTAATCCTAACCTGTTCAGTTTGGTAAACAGTCATCTTCAACCTAAGTGAAGAGATAGCATTTTCATATACCTCTTCAACTGGTTTGAATAATGCTCTGGCACTCTTTAGAGCATTGTTGATAGGTTTGGTAATCTCTTCCTTTTTCTCCTTAACCTTGTCCGCATATTTATTCATCTCTGACAACATCGCAGTAGCCATTTTAAGATCATCATTTGACTTGATACTAAATGACCCGACAGCAACAGCTATCGACTCAATTTTTTCTTTCAAAGGAACTAGTGATTTTTCGTTCATTGTGATTTTTATTTATTTAATAATAACTTATATTGAAAATATAACATGCTGTATGTAAAAATCAAAGAAACCCTGTGGATAACTCGATAGCTACCATGATCAGGACAAAGTCATCGACGAAAGTTAGCCATATTTTAGCGGTCAGAAAATGCAGACAGCAAGCGTTGCTGTCTGCATTTTCAAACTATGGCTCAACATAGCCCTACTTTTGCAGACAGCAAAAATCATTTTTCGGGGGGAAAAAAAATTACTGGCACGAGAGAAGTGTATTATATATAGGGATATATACATATACCTATATATATACTTTTACCTATTAAATATATCTGTCTATCTGTCTGCATTTGATTTTATCCTTATTCTTAGCCCTACTTTTGCAGACAGCAATTTGAAAACATTGCTGTCTGCACTCAAAAATTGCTGTCTGCTGTCTGCATTTTCTCCCCTGGTTATTGATCGTTTTTTGAATAAAAATGTCAAAAAAAGTAACTATAAACAAAAAAATCCATCTCATCGGTACACAGATAAAGACAGATGTTTTTGTTGTCGGCATAATTAAATTCAATTAATTTATGCTTAAAAAAATTATAACAAAGTTATCCACATTTTGACAACAAGAAAATGAAAAAAACAATTATATTTTAAAAAATCAGTATAACCAACATATAAACAGCATATGACCAGCATGACCAGCATGACCAGCATATGACCAGCATGTTTTTCGAGTGCTGGTGTCAAACCAAGGCTACACATAGCCATATTTTCGTTATGACCAGCATTTTTCAAAAAAATCGACCTAAAAAAGAAAAAACCCCATAGTATACTATACTATATAGTACCTATATTATATTATATATATACTTTACCCCTATAAAAATACTGGTTATGCTGGTCATAGCGTTTTTACGGCTCTGTGTAGCCCCAGTTTGACACCAGCATTTTTAAAAATGCTGGTCATAATTCTCAATATAACCATTTTAATCATTTTATGGCTCTGTGTAGCCCCAGTTTGACACCAGCACTGTTTTTTTTAATTTTATCAATCTATTTTATGGCTCTGTGTAGCCCCAGTTTGACACCAGCATTTTGCTGGTCAAATGTTTTTTTGTTTTCACATGAAACATATTTTAAAAAAGATATTAATGTTTTCACATGAAACATATTTTTTTAAAAAAAACAAAAATACCACAACTTATCCAGCACGCTGGCAAGTAGTGGTCTTTTTGTTACAAAACATAATTATTAAAATTATGCTCTTATATTTTAGCATACGTTATCCACATTTGCACTCGCTCTGATCCAAGGTATAATTGTTTCATTACAAAACAATAATAATTATTTATGCAACATTTTATAAAAAGATACATTGATAGAGGATACAGTTTTTTTAATACAGCTTCTAGAGAAAAAAAGATTTTAACAGTTTGGAAAGACTTTCAAAAAAGGAAACCAACTGAAAAAGAGATAACAGCATGGTTACGTTCACCTATACAAAATTACGCAATTGTTTGTGGTGAGATATCTAATCTTGTTGTCTTTGACGTTGATACCAAAAACGGAGGAGATCCAACTCCTTTTTTAAATAGAGGTTTACATGAAATAAGAACACCCTCTGGTGGCTATCATTTCTACACTCTTTATGATCCGCTACTAAAATCAACTAAACATAAGAAAAATCTTCACAAGGGAATATTGCATGCTGTTGATGTCCAATCAAATGGTTCAATAGTTTTTTGTCCACCAACAATTTTTAGCAATGGTAAATACATCATTGAGAACGATGTTCCTATAACCAAATTACCTGATGACCTTTTAATTAAAGTCCTTGAAGAATTACAGCCAGAAAAAGAATCAACAGATTATACCCCATATAAAGGACATTCATCTCCTCTACTTGGAAGACCAGGAGATGTCTTTAATGCTTTTGCTACGTGGGAAGATGTCCTTATACCTCATGGTTGGAAAAAGATAGGTGACGGTCGTACAGGTGTCCAATACTGGAAACGCCCTGGAAAAACAGATGATGGCGTTTCAGCTTCAACAAATTATAAAGGATATGATTTATTTTTTTGTTTCACCACTTCTGTACCAGAAATTACTCCTCTTAAAGGATATACAAAATTTTCATTACTAACTGCCTTAAAATATAATGGAGATTTTTCTAGAGCTTCAAAAGAATTAGTTATTGAAAATTATAAACTATTACACAATCGAATATGAATAAGACAAAAAAGCCGGCTTCTAAGTTCTACACAGCGGTTACTTATGCCTTGGCAAGAGGATTGCCCGTTGAATCTATAACAGATTTTGCAAAAGATTTTGATATTTCTGATGAAAAAATAAATGAATTTATAAAAAATAAGTCTTTATCTAGAGCAATTTCTGGTGCGGTTGTTGCCAGTAAAGATGAAAAAGAGATGATTTATAATATGCTTGATCAGAAGTTTATCGATCATCATTCAAATATAGTTATCTTTAGGAGAGGAGAAAATACCGATTTCTATGAATACATAAATGGTGTCTATCGTATGATTACAAGGCAGGAAATGTACGATTATATTGACTCCCTGATGTCAAAATTCTCATTATTCGATTATCGAACATCGTCACGAACTATTAATGACACAATTAATCGTATAGGTTCGTTACTTTCAAGGACTAAAGATAGATTTTTTACAGATACGATGATTAATTCACAAAAATGGTTTTTAAATTTAAAAAATGGTTTATTAGATTTAAATAATTTTGAATTAAAACCGCACGAAAAATCATATTTTTCGACAGTTCAAGTCCCTTTTGTGTATGATCCTACTCAAAATTGTCCAGAATTTTTAAAATTTATTGAAAAAATTTCTGGTAATAATGAATCTACTGCCCTTATGTTACAAGAAATGTACGGTTATTGTCTTATGGATGGTAATCCTAAGCATAAAGTTTTTTATCTTTATGGTGATACTGCAAGAAACGGAAAATCGACAACCGCTAAAATACTTTGTGGCTTAATAGGCTGGGGTAATATATCAACACTTTCACTTTTGCAAATAGCTGGAGAAAATTCATCAATTCTTACTTCAATTGTAGGAAAACAATTAAATTTCTCTGATGAAATTTCATCAAAGTTTATAGAATCATCAAGACTAACAGCTATGTCTGCTGAGGGTATTATTGAAATAAATCCAAAATATAAACATAGTTATTTATACCAAGTAAAAGCTAAATTTATAATTGCCTGTAATGATTTGCCACGTTTTAAAGATTCACAGGGCATGAAACACCGAATGATACCAATACCTTTTCCATACCAGTTAAGAGAAGATGAACGAATAGAAAAGTATGATGAAATTTTGTTAGCCAAGGAGGGATCTGGAATATTAAATTGGGCTATTAAAGGTGCTATTATGATAAGAAATAATAAGGTCTTTACTACTAATGAAGAAAGCCAAGAAGATATGTTGGATAATTTATATCAAAGTAATTCAACTTACGCTTATCTTGAAAATGAATTTTTATTCTCAGATGAACATGATACAGAATATTCGGTAATGGACTTATATGGAGAAAAGGGAGATAAAGATAGTCAAGCCACTGGTTTTCGCTTATTCTGTCTCCGTAATGGTATTGGAGAAACATCGTTATTTAATTTTCAAAGAGAATTAAAGCGATTTGCAAATGAAACTAAGAAAATTAAACAAGTTAGAAAATTGGTAAAAAATAAATATAAACGTGTATACGTTGGCTTGAAGTTAAGAAAGGAGGATGAAGATGAGGAAGTTCTGAATAATTTTGTTAATTCAATTGATATATGAAAATAAACTTTGAAAAACGCCCATTGTCGTGGTCGCAGGTTAATTCGTTTCTCTATGATCCGAAACAGTGGTATGACCGCTATATCCTTGGCAAAAAGAGTGAAGATACTCCTGAATTGATTTTCGGCAAGAGATTTTCTGACTCTATCATTGAGGGTAAACCTCTAGCACCTATAACACTATTGCCTAAAAATGAGTTTGAGTTTCAGTTTAGGGTATGTGGCATTAAATGTATTGGTTTCGCTGACGGATTTGATGATGTGTCTAAAAAGAACCTGATTGAATACAAGACAGGCGTTAAGGAGTGGACACACGATAGAGTAAAAAAGCATGGGCAAATAGATTTCTATTTGTTGGCAAATTATGTCTTGTATAAAATTAAACCAGAAGATGTTTCGGTAGCTCTTGAGTGGATACCTACGAAGAAAATACATACACAGAAAATGGGATTATCGAACAATGAGTACAGTATCGATTTTGCTACCAATCCACCAGAGGTTGTCCGCTTTGAGACAAAAAGGACACTGCCAGAAATACTGACATTTGCTGGCTTTTTGGGTAAAACAATTGGGGAAATGCAAAAATATGTGGATAACTACCATTTGCATACCGTAAGTGAATAATCTATAATTATCATAGTCATTATTGGGTCGGTATAATGAAAAATAAATAAATAAAAATTAAAAAAATAACAAGTAAAAAAATATGGCGCTCACAAATAATAAAAAAGATAATAAGTTTGTATCAATATTATCTGACGGCACAATTCGTCTGCCAGCAGAAGCTGAAGCTGAGGGAGCAATAAAAAGAACTTACGAAACATCTGACGGTAAAACAGGAGAGAAGTGGGAATATGTATACACAGAACTCACTGGTTTGATTACTAAATTATCATTCTATGAGGGTGATTATGGCAAGTTGCTACAGATTAAGGTTGAGGATGGCTCGGATAAGCCAATCATTTTATCAGTAGGAACGGAGACACCTTTTGGTGAGGATATAATGAAGAAATTGCCAGCTATTGATTTAACTAAGCCGGTAAAGTTCGTACCTTTCTCATTCGAAACAGAAGCTGGCAAGAAAAAGAGAGGCGTGACTATTTATCAGAATGTTGGCGATGCTGATGTCAAGATAAATAATTATTATTACGATCCGGAGAAGAAACAGAATACCAATGGTTATCCTGACCCTGAATTAAAGAAAGGCAAGAAGCCAACTAAAGAAGAATGGAAACTCTACTTTATGAAAGCTCGCCTATTTCTCATAGAGGAAACAGCTAAGCGTTTTTGTGCCGATGAGATTAAAGACAATGACGACGAACTCGATAGTTTCGTCGAAGACGCTGTCAAAGCATTAGAAAAGTAATCACCTCTCCTTTGCACCATGTCATCGCCGACATGGTGTTATAGGAAATATGATTTATAAACATCAAGAAAGATTTGCCAAGACCGCACCAAATAAGTGCCTCGTAGCCCATGCGACAGGTACAGGTAAAACATACACCGCCATTTATACAGTCCTCTACCGCAAGATAAAAAACTGTCTTATCATTTCACCTAAAGGTGTTGTATCCAAATGGGAGGAAACATTGGAGGAGTTTCCTAAAGTAGACTGGCGTGTCATTTCTAAGGAAACATTTAGGCGTGACTGGCATATGTTGTCTAAATATGACGCCATTGTCATAGATGAGGTACATCATTTTTCATCTATTAAGTCACAACTCCATAAGTTTTTACTCAAGTACATCAAAAAACATTCTGTAGAATATATTTGGGGACTTACCGCAACACCTTACCGCAGAGAGCCATTGAATATCTATGCGTTGGCTAAAATCCATGGGCATGAGTGGAATTTCTTGAAGTTTAGAATGCTCTTTTATAGAGAACAATACTTCGGTAGCCGAAGTGTGTGGTTGCCTAAAAAAGGTATAGAAAAAGAGGTAGCTAAATTGGTTTCAAAAATTGGCGATGTCGTATCATTCGATGAGTGTTCTGATCTCCCTGAAATAACTCACAAGGTAGTCAACATAACAATGACCGAAGAACAGAAGAAAGCCATTGAGGAAGTATCATTAAACGAACCAAATAATCTTACACTAGCTATAAGAGAACATCAGATTTGCTCTGGCATAGGAGTTAAGACTAACAAAACAGATTATATCATTGGCATATTAGATACCACTCCTAAAATGGCGATCTTTTGTCGCTTTCTTGCGGAGATAGAACACTATAAAAATATCCTAAGAGAATATGATATCCCGGTGTATATAATAAATGGGGCGACTAATAATAAAAACCAAGTAGCGAAAAGTGTTGAGGCAGTTGAAAAATGTGTCGTACTTATTCAATCAGATTCTGCTGAAGGGTTCGAGCTACCGTCGATAAATGTTGTAGTGTTCTCTAGTATGTCGTATTCGTATCTATCGTATACCCAAAGCCTTGGCAGATTTATTAGAATTAACAAAAAAAATAATCCCAAATTATTTATATATCTTTTAACAGATGATTCGATAGACGAAAGTGTCTATGAAAATCTACTAAAAAAGAAAGATTTTGACATCGCCATATATGCAAAAAAGAGAACAAAAATTTCAAACTAAGTTTAACCAATATCTTCGTGACTATGGTGAGGTTGGTGCTTATGAGTTAAAACACTCTCATGGTAAAACATGGTTCGATCTCAAAAAAGTTAGCAGACATCAGAAACGCGCGTTGCTTATGGTAAAAAAGCGAGGATACTGGACTAAACATTCCGATTCCGCTATTGGCTACAAACCATTTGATTGCTATTTTCTAAAAGGTGTCGCTTATGTTGTCATACAGTTTCCTACGCTCGTCACCTTAATTGATATAGAAAAAATAATCGAATTAGGTGATAAGAGGATAACAGAAAGTGAAGCCGAAATGATAGCTACTAAGAATTTATATTATTATTAATTAAACAATATTATGAAAGTAAACGAAAAAACGATTAGAAAAGTTATGAGTGAGCTAGGCAAGCGATCATGGGAGAAAAAACCTGACCACATGAAAACTCGTGAATATTTTGTGGCTATAAATAAGAAAAGTATTGAGGCAAGGAGGAAGAATAAAGAGAATAAATAGTTATCCACAGGTATATTTGCCTTAACATACGGTTTGCATTACTATATAGACATATTAGTAATAACAAAAAATATGATCTGCCATAAACAAACACAAGAGTTATTGTCGAAGACACAACAAGGTTTTCGCTTAAGAAATTTTATAAATAAGATTATTAAATTAATATTTAACTAACATGTCTAAATACAAAAGAAGTGGAGACCATTACTTGATAAAAGTAAATAAGATGATTGAAGGTAAGGAGATTGCCCATAATGGCAGTTTCGTATTCGGAATTGGTGAAGCGTCAAATCATAATCACACTATTACAGTTGATAAGCCTGCCGATTTAATCATCAAGAGAGATAACAATGGAGATTATTATTTTGAACTCAAAACAGACGGCTTTTTGAAACACCTAGTCGGTGATAGTGGTAAAGTCGCTGACCATAAGACAATACCAATCAAGAAAGGTATTTATAGGCAAATCCATGAAAGAGAAGTTGATATTTTTAGTCAAGCCGTTCGACGTGTAATTGACTAACAAAAAACATGACTATTAAAAGAACAAAAACTAGACTTGAAGGTGGTATCACTCCAGAGGAAAAAATAAAGTTAGATGAACACGCTAAAAAGTGGATAAAGATTATTGAAAGAACTGACCCTATTGATAAAGTCAAAATCACAAAAGCTATTAAGGAACTCTATAAGGTTTCAGGATTAAAAGAACCGAGGGTCGTCATTGTTGATAGTCCTTATATAATGGCACTGGCAGGTGGGCTAGCTTCAGCAGTCTGGTATTTAAGGAAAAATAATAATATAAAATCAGTATCAGATGCTACCTATTCTGCTACCGATTCTGCTACCCGTTCTGCTACCTATTCTGCTACCTATTTTGCTACCAGTTCTGCTACCTATTCTGCTACCGATTCTGCTACCCGTTCTGCTACCAGTTCTGCTACCTATTTTGCTACCCGTTCTGCTACCCGTTCTGCTACCGATTCTGCTACCGATTCTGCTACCGATTCTGCTACCCGTTCTGCTACCCGTTCTGCTACCGATTCTGCTACCCGTTCTGCTACCCGTTCTGCTACCCGTTCTGCTACCCGTTCTGCTACCGATTCTGCTACCCGTTCTGCTACCTATTCTGCTACCTATTTTGCTACCAGTTCTGCTACCTATTTTGCTACCGATTCTGCTACCCGTTCTGCTACCGATTCTGCTACCCGTTCTGCTACCGAGTTGGCTACCGATTCTGCTACCCGTTCTGCTACCTATTCTGCTACCTATTCTGCTACCAACAAATCTATTAAAGAAAATTGGCTACTTCAGTTATGTGAAGAATTTGTTGGCAAAGAAAATGTTGCTTTCGCCCTCTCTTGTATAAAGAATTATAGAAATATGCTACAAAGCGGAAATATGTGGGGACAATATAATAGTTTTCTTACTGCCTTTCGTGATGTCCTCGGACTTGAATTGCCAGAATATGAGAAATTTAAAGCGTGGGAGGAGTGTGCCAAAGAGGGAGGTTATAGAATAATGCGCCCAGAATTCTGTATCGTTTCAAACTTTCCAAAATGGATAAAAAAAGACTCTCAAAACAGATCTCACTGCACCACAGGTTCTCAAATGGAATGGCGAGATGGTTTCGCTACCTATTACATTTCAGGTATCAGATTTGAAAAGGAAATGTTCACAAAGCTCATCAATAAACAAATGTCTTTCCAAGAGATTTTGTCAATCGTAGATGTTGACCAGAGAAATCAGGCGATGAGATTTGTTGGCGAGGGCGAGCGAGAAAAGTTCCTTGAACATGTAAAAGCTAAAGTCATTGATGAAAGAGTAAAAGAATCTATAAATGGCAACAAGGTATTTTATAAACTATATGAGTTGCCCGCAGGTGAATTATTTAGTAAAGCGGTGAAAGCTATGTGGTATACATGTCCTAGCACTGGTATGAGCAACTTTTCAGGCGTGCCAGAGGATATGAAAACCGTAGCCGAAGCTATGGCATGGAAAGGTTCTAATGATGAAGTAAAGATTACCCCTAAAATGTGGGAGATGTGTATTCCTCTACAAGATGAAGCGTAAAATTATAAATAATTAAAACAACATGAAAAACAAAACATTAGGTATTATATTTTTATTAACATTAGGTGCGTTTATTCTAGGAATAATTGACACGATAAAAATATCAGAAGAAGGTATTCTTATTACTGGTTGTGCCATATATGTGATTGCCTTTATTATGGGCTTCAGGGCAAGAAAAAATGAACAGACAAAGTTTGTGGGGAATTATACTGTCTGGCTATCAGCTATCACTCTTGCTTCAAGTTTTATTTTTCCAGATACTGCCCTTGTAGCTGTGCTTGCGGTAATAATGCTTGTGTTCTCATCAGTTTGTGCTTATCAGTTGATAAAAAGCGAGAATGATATAATAAATTATTAAAATGGATAAAGAAACACTCAAAACTGATGATCTTGCTGAACTACTACCTTTCAGAATAATGAATAACAGAAAATATTATAGTTTAACAATCAGAAAACATAGTCATGGGTGGGAAGTTGGTTATGCAACTGCTTCTGATATTAGTGGACTTGATTTATTGAATGACGACACAATTTTCTCTCCCAAACTAGCTGATGCGTTAGCTAAAATGTTCATTTATCTTAAAGAAAATAAGCTGTATGAAAATGAAAAAAATATCTCAAATATAGATTAAAAATAAAAATATAATATGAAAAGTAAAATACTTAAATATAAATTAGAAATAAAAATCTGGGATATTGAAGTAAAAGAATTTGAACATTATCCAGAAGGGCGTGGAAAAGGTATGTATTATTTCAATTACTCAATAAAAAATAATGGTGGTAAAGAGAAGAAGGGGGAATATAGTTCTTCGTGGAGTTCTCAAACAAAGAGAGAAATTACTAGGAAATTAAAAAATGGATATGCTTCAGAATTGGTATTTGAACAAATAAAATAACAAAATTGAAATTCATGAGAACTTATGAACAAGAAACAAATTCAACAGATAGTCTAACTGGTTATTCAAGAATAATGACAAAATGATTGGATTATCTGAATACCCACCTGAATGTCTCAAAATAGAAGGTCATGAAAAAATAATATGACCGAGAAACTAATGAAGAAGTGTTCGCTTATTTTCAAGGATATTTTATGGAGAAAATAATCAAGGCATTTATTATGTATAAATAACCTCTATAACTCAATGATTTCTATAACATCATTACAAATCCTTTATTTAGAAACACAAGGTGATCGTGGTTTTAACGATCTTGTCATCAATGATAAAGGTGAAATAGGTTATCTGATAGACACCCAATGGGCTAAAAATGATTTTGTTCGCCTGCCTAGTGACAAATCAATATTACAAAATTATTATTTGAAATATAAAAAGCATGGTGTTCAAAAACTACGATTGCGATTAAAATCGTTATCATAATAAAAATCCCCTAACTGGGGATTTTTTATACTATCGTCTGACTCCGAAGATGTTGACATCTCCACGAAGCCATCTCTTATACACAAGGTATAGACCAGATATAATTGTGGCAAGAGTTGATATGGTTGTCGTTAGCATTTCGCTACCTACTTCGATACCAAGTTTTGGCAACACTTGAGCTAGAATCATCACGATCACTGATACATATGTAGTTGAATAATTCATAATGAATTAATTACTTATAATATGAAATTATAACACGAAACCACCTTATTCGATAAGGATTGCTTCGACGGCAATCTATAAGGTGGTTCGTGCTGTTATTTATTCACCATAGGGTCGCATACCCCTCTAGGTTTAATTATATAATAAAAAACTGCCTATATAAAGACAGTTTTTGAACGAAGTGGAGTGATTTGAACACTCACCTTTTGTCTTATGCGGACAAGTGTGCTACTTACACCACACTTCGATAAAAAAGGGCTACCACTAAGATAGCCCTTGCACAGACACTATCGTAATTGACGAAGAATGTTCTCTGAAACAGCTTGAGGAATATTCTTGTCAAAAACAATAGCCAGTCGTTCCCTGTATTTATGATAACAACTAGGGCAACAAAAAAATTTACCGTTGCGTTCTAGTGCTTCTTTCTTCCAGACCCACTCACGAGGGAATGTGGAATGACACGTATCACAGACTGCATAAGGTGAGCCGTTCATATTACTCCTTTCTTCGTTAGATTGTGAATGTACTACCTAGTTTATCTCTAGGCAGAAGAGAGCTGAAGGATCATTTTATAAAAATATTTTTGGATCTCAGCTCTCGCCTCCCGAGGGATAATATATTATACACTAAAAAATTATTTTTTTTAGCGGTGTGGATATTTGTTTATGGATACAAGGTAGTTAGTTTAGCTTTTGTTTCATCATTTAATATACCAGTTTGAGATAAACCATATCGTTTCTGAAATTCAAGGACAGCACCTCTAGTTATTTTTCCATAATTTTCTACAAAAGAAATATTTATCGGAAATAATCCCTCTTGTCGTAAACATTTTTGTAATGAAATTATTGATAAACCGTCATAACTTTCACCTGATGATTTAGCAAATTTGAAATTCATAGGGTATCCAGCACCTAAAATTCGCCTCTTGACCCAGTCTTCTGTGAGGTATCTATCAGCTATGCCACCAAACCACGCACTGTCCTCAATTTTGAGCGTTTTTACCCCATTTTTAATGCCATAATCAGTTGCTACAACAAAATGGCGTAATGCCGAGTCATAAGATAGATTATTGTCATTAATTACTGGTATTTCTCTTGACCATTCATCAGAATTAAAATATGTTAGCAAAATTACTCCTTTTCCGGTGGTTTGGATTATCGAAGCAATAGTATCAATGTTATTTGGTGTCGATAATATTATTCCACCAGATATCTTAAATACATTTCCTACATCAATCATGAATGATTTAATATCAGTGTTATCTATATCTTCATCAGTTACCAAATCCTTAGGTGTTAGAGCTTCTAAGGTAACTCCTTTTGTGGCTATGCTAAACATGTCATACATAGTCATACCTGCTGTTGGCTTATTAGATCTGCTTTTATATATATGTCTTCGTGAAAATGGTATATATGAACCGTATTTGTTTTCATACATAATTCCCAATGCTTTTGCCAGTGCATTAGCGCCACAAGTCATTGTCATGTTTTGATTTAACTTAGGAAATGTTCTGAATGTATTTTTTTGCCAATCAACAAGATTAGCCATTGCGACAATGTCTTCAAAGAAAAAGTCATCTTTAATTTTGCGATCATCTAGTAGCGCACCTGTTTGTGTTATTTCCTTTTTGTAAAAAAATCTTTTAAGAAGTTCCAACATGTTTTTTTAGTTTTAACTT